GGTGGCTCTCTCGACCTTGAAGGAACGGGAATCACTTCACTCCCTGAGAACCTAACCGTTGGTGGCTCTCTCGACCTTGAAGGAACGGGAATCACTTCACTCCCTGAGAACCTAACCGTTGGTGGCTCTCTCGACCTTAGAGGAACGGGAATCACTGATAAAAGCAAAGTAAACACTAATATCAATGAAGAATCATTCTTCTCCTGGAGAAAAAACAAATACATCAAAGCGGATGGTATTTTTTCAAAAGTCGTATCACACAAAAGAAATGTTTTCAAAATTCAGAAAATCGGATCTGAAAAAGAAACATTCTTGGTTACTGATGGTAACGGTAAATTCTCTCACGGTGAAACGATTAAAGAAGCCAAAGAAGATCTAATTTTCAAAATATCCAACCGTGATAAATCCGACTATAAAGGTCTGACTCTTGAAAGCAAAATGAGCTTTGAAAAGGCTATTGAATGCTATCGTATCATCACAGGAGCATGTTCTTTTGGAACGAAAGACTTTGTATCAAATCGACTTGGAAAAAGGCCTACTGAGTTCACAGTTGCTGAAATGATTAAAGTCACTAAAGGAGAATACGGAAATTCAACCTTTGCTAAATTCTTTAAATGAAAACTATCAGGTATAAAAAACTGAACGGTAGGATTCAATTTCCTGATGAATTAGAAAAAGGATTTAAATTCTTATTAGAAGATTCAAAGGACGGCGAACATCTTATTTCGTTCGGAAAGCCTAAAAGATCGATAGACCAGAATTCATTAATGTTCATGTGGTTTCGTTGTCTTTCAGAAGATACAAAAAGCGAAGTAATGGACTTCTACCAATACTATTGTGAAAAGTTCTTAGGCGAAAGATGTACTTACAAAGATGGTAAATTCTCAGGAGGTACATCCACTCTATCAACGGATAAATTCACAACCTTTTTAAATAAAATACAGGCTGATGCAGCATCAGAATTCAGGGTAATACTTCCAATCCCTGAGGACATTTACTGGGAAGAATTCTATAATCAATTTAAATAATAATTATGTCAGAAGAAAGTATCAGAAAAATCAAATCGGCCTCATTAAAGAGAGGCCGAACAGTAGATGTGAAGTTTACACGTCTGTATCATTCAAGTGCTGGAAACGTAGAGCCAAAATGTACTGAAACGGGCGAAACATTAGCACATGAAGACTTATTAGAATCATTCAAAAAACTTGAAAGTCATTTAATTGCAGTGTGTGAAATGAACGGTTTACCTGAAGATTTTGAAGTAAGCGGGTTTATGATCGCAGAAGGAAAACAAGGTGAAGGTGTAACACTTCAAGGTAGTCGAAGATTAAGCACAAAAAAAATTCTAAGCCTTGAAACTCCTGTAGTAGAATATGATGGGAAAGATTATCCAAATGGGTATGAATTAGAATCTGATATAAATTCATGTATCGAAGAGGTCAAACTTTATTTAGATGGAAAATGTGCAATCAAACAGGTAGAAATTGATTTCAACCAGGAAGATGAAAACACCGCTCCAATTATCGCAGACGGGACAGAACCAAAAAGAAAAGGCAGAAAGAAAAAGTTACAGGTAGAGGTTTTCGTCGATGGTGGTGGAACTTCTGACTCACAGGAATCATTTGAACAAAACTAATAAAAATCCGGTGTGAGAAATTGCACCGGAATAAAACAACAAATTATGAATCAAATAGAATTAATTCGAATAGCGAATATCAAAGAAAGCCCTTTAAATCCTCGTAAGTCATTTGATGAAGCATCACTCAAAGAGCTTTCAGAAAGTATCGTTAAGCAGGGTTTATTGCAGCCTATCACGGTTAGGAAAGTAAATAAATTGATGAATGAAATTGTTTGTGGAGCTCGTAGATATAAAGCTTCAGTACTTGCAGGGCTTGAAACGATTCCTTGTATAGTTCGAGAAATGACAGACGAAGAGGCTTTTGATGCAATGATTACTGAGAACTTGCAACGTAAGGACGTGGCCCCCATGGATGAAGCCCGGGCGTTTTTTGAACTTCACAAACGTGAAGTATCTTTTGAAGAATTAGCGGCTCGTTTTGGTAAGTCAGTTCAGTTTATCAGACTAAGAATAAAACTAAATGAATTAGTTCCCGGGTTAGTTGAGTTGCTTGAAAAGAAAGAGCTACAGCTAACTCATGCACAGGAACTTTGTAAGTTAGATCCTGAAAGGCAAAACGTATTACTGAAAGATCGCTACAGTTGCGATAATGATAATTATTATTCATGGAAATATAAACCACTGAAACAAATCATTAACACATTATCAAGTGATTTCAAAGATTTAGATGATGCAAAATTTGATAAAACTGATTGTGAAACATGCGCTTTTCGTTGTGGATTCAACGCTTTGTTTTCAGAATATGACGAAAATAAGTGTATGAAACCTGAATGCTTCACCGAAAACACTGAATATTTCAGAATTGAAAAGGCTCTTGAAAAAGAAAGACAAGGATTATACTTAGTAAAGAGATCTTCAAGAGTTGGAAGTGGGTCGACAAACGTCATTGAATCGATTGAGAATACAGGATCTTCTATTTTAGAATGGGATAATGTTGATACGGTATATATAAAAGAAATGCCGGATTCGGGTGATTATGAAAACGGTGAATCAGATAAGCAGTACATTGAAGATTGTGAAGAGGTAAAACCAATTATCGAAGAGCAAAACAAACAATTCGAAAGTGGAGAGTTGAAAAGAGTTTGGCTCGTTGGGGTATTCAATGAAGATTGTGAACGTATTATCAAAGTCTCAAAAGATGGAATCTTAAACGAAAATGCAGAACAGGAAAAACAAATCAAAGAACTACAGGGAAAAGATAAACGTAACGCAGAAATAAAAGGCGAAAAGACTATTGAAGATTTAAGAGAGATGCTTCCTAAATCAGATTATGTGACTCGTGAAAATACTATTACTGATTTGGAAAGAATTGTAATGTATGCAGTCATGATTCGATGTTCCGGTTATTCGTACATAAGTGAGATTGATAAAGAATTTGATAAAGAGTTAGACCTTCTCGAAAATTGCAAAGCTCTTACCTCTAATCAACACATGCAAATTATAAGGCATTTTATATCTAATAATATTACGAGTTACGATATGACTTATAGCAAGGAATTAAAATCAATATTAATTTCCATTTGCAAAGAATCTTATCCGGATGAAACAACCCGTATCGAATTGAAACATGAAGATACTTATCTGAAGAGAAAAGAACGTATTGACGAACAAATTAAAATCTTATCATGAACATTCAAAAATCAGATAAGTATTTTATCATCTCTTTTGCTTACCGACCAAATTTAGTTGACGCCGTAAAACTCCTACCTGGAAAAAGGTGGGACGGCGTTAACAAGTGCTGGTTAGTTCCTTTAGAGTATGAAAGTAGTGTTCAGGAGTTTGCTACTCGTTACGGGTTTAAATTTGGTAAAGCGGTAATCTTAAGTGAAGAGGTAGAATTTGAAACAATACCTATGCCGGAGCTAACAACAGAACTTAGATTAGCTGAAGGGTTCAATCCTTACCCTTATCAACTTCAAGGAATACAAAGAGGGTTAGACCTTAAGAGATTCTTAAACGGAGATAAACCGGGACTTGGTAAGACCATGCAAGCAATAGCAACGGTTCATACTCCGAAAGCTTACCCTTGTCTTGTGATTTGCCCCTCTACTCTAAAAGAGAATTGGAAACGAGAATTTAAAAAAGTAACCGGAAAAGATCGTTCAATGGTTTTGGAAGATTCAAATAAAAGGACTTTCCCGCAATTCTATTCAGCCGGGTTGACTGATGTATTCATTACCAATTTTGAGAGCCTAAAGAAGTACTTTGTCTTTAAAATGACCAATACCGAAGGGCAACGATTAACGCTTAAACACATCCAGTTCAAGCCTGAAATAGCAATGTTTAAAAGTATCATCATTGATGAATCGCACAGGGTTAAAAATGGAAGTGCACAAAGTTCAAAATTCTGTATGGGCATTGCTTCAGGGAAAGAATATGTAATTCTTCTATCAGGAACACCTGTGATTAATAATCCTAAAGACTTAGTTTCTCAACTCCATATCATGGGAAGACTTCCGGATTTTGGAGGATATAATGGATTCGTAAACAGATATTGTGCCGGGATGTCAGGAGCCAGCAATTTACGAGAACTTAATTACCGATTAAATAAGACTTGTTTCTTTCAAAGAGAAAAACACGATGTACTTAAAGATCTTCCCGCAAAAGTTCGACAGACAGTTATTTGTGAAATCTCGAACAGAAAGGAGTACATAGATGCTGAAGCTGACTTAGTGAGATATTTGAAAGAGTATAAACAAGCTTCAGATGAAAAGATTCAAAAGTCTATGAAGGGTGAGGTAATGGTCCGGATCAATGTTCTCAGGCAAATTTCAGCCCGTGGAAAAGTCGCTGAGGTAGTTGACTTTGTGAATGATATGTTAGAACAGGATGAAAAAGTAATCCTCTTTGTCAATCTTCATGAGGTAGGAAATGAACTCAGAAAGCATTTTCCAAAGGCCGTTGCAGTTACCGGATTAGATTCTAAAGAATCACGACAAGCTGCAGTTGATAGGTTCCAAACAGACCCTACCTGTACGTTGATTATTTGCTCGATCAAGGCCGCCGGGGTAGGTCTTACTTTAACAGCCTCCTCTAATGTTGCCTTTGTAGAATTCCCTTGGACGTATGCAGATTGTGAACAGTGTGAAGATAGGGCACACCGTATCGGACAACTCGACAGTGTAACCGCTTATTACTTTCTTGGAAAAAACACGATAGATG